GGAACCGCAGACCGCGGAACTGCAAGACCGATCGCAGTCGCCGCTCTGTGGCGCTCTCGGAATCGGTCATGGCGCTCGTGGCTGGTTACATCGAGAAGCGACCGAGAGTGCGCAGCGACGTGCTGCTGCTCAACCTCAACTCGCAGCCGTTCACCATCAACGGCTTCTCGTCATCCTGGAAGAAGGTCAGGGCCCGGGCGGCGGCCGTCATGGTGCGCGACGCAGAAGCGCTCGGCGATCCGTTCGCCGCTCATGCCGGCGACGATCTCGCCGGCGCCCGCTTCCACGATCTGCGCCACACGCACGCCACCGAGCTGCTGCGCGCTGGCGTGCACATCAAGGTCGTGGCCGAGCGTCTTGGTGACAGCGAGGTCACGGTGATGCGCACCTACTCGCATGTGCTGCCCGACATGCAAGAGAGCGCGGCCGCGGCGATCGAGCCGATGCTGCGCGGGCTGCTGCCGCGGCTGCCGGCCACCTAGGATTATTCAGGTTCAGTGCCTCTACTTTCGTAGTGTCGGCGATACGTACCAACGTCGACGGTAGGGGCCACTGTGAGAGGACAAGCACCGGGTGATGAAGGCGGGAGAGAAGACAGCGTTCGTCCGGCTCGTGATGCTCCGGGGGCGCCATCCGGTGCTCGCGCTGCACGACCTCAATGTGAGCGCCGAGGACTTCGTCGACGCGATCTTCGAGGACCAGCGGTTCGCCGTCGATGCGCTCACCGCCATCATGACACTGCACATCACGAGCTTCGAGGAGCGCTTCCCGACCGACACCGACTGAGAGCGGCGTGATGGTGGTCCGGCACCGGCCCGACCGCCCGCAGGCAAGCGTCGTCAAGCCGCCTCGCTCCGCCCACCGCCTGCAACGTCAGTCTCGCTGCATCTGGCCTGGCTGCGGCGCGGTGCTCGCCGGTGACCATGCTGGACTCGTGTGCTCATGCCACCGGCGTTCCGGCTACAGCATCCGCCAGGACCGGAAGGCGGATGCTCTGGTCTACCACCTCCTGCTCGCCGCCTATCCCTTTGAGATCGACCTCTGCGACGTTCTCGGGACCGAGGACCACGACGGCGTCAAGGACGTGATCCGCCGCCTGCGTCGCTGGGGTCACGAGATCACCGGCATGTCGCGGGGCTACCGCTACGAACTGCCCCCGTTGATTGCACCTGAGCGCTCACCCAGGGCGCATATCGTGAAGCCATGCAGAAGCTCGGCCATGGTAGAATCAGACACGCAAGCGCCCCCGCGACGCGGCAAACGTCCGGGGGCCTGGCAACGGAAATGAGGCTTCCGATGCGCGACGATTCTAGCACCCGATCTGTGTTCTCCCGCTGGGCTGCCAAGGTGGCCATCGGCGACGACTGCTGGAACTGGCAGGCGTCCACTACGCACAACGGCTATGGTGATTTCCACGTGGACGGCGCCACGAAGCGTGCCCATCGCGTCGGCTACGAACTGTTGGTCGGCAGCATCCCCCCCGGAATGGTCCTTTTGCATCGCTGCGACAACCGGCTGTGCGTGAAGCCGTCACACCTAGAGCTTGGCACCGTCGCAGAAAACCAGAAGGACATGGCCGCAAAGGGTCGCGCCCCCGGCGGCAAAGCGCGCGGCGAGCGCAACGGACTTGCGAAGCTCACTGCTGAAGACGTGTGTGTCATCCGTGCTGAGCTGCGCGGTGGAGTCCTGCAGCGTGAGCTGGCCGAACGCTACGGCGTGGACCAGACGAACATCTCAGCCATCAAGCTCGGCAAGACGTGGACGGAATCTTGAGCACCTGCTGCTCGATGGAGTCCGGCAAGAGCGCCACACTCGACGGCGACGGCCGTACTCTCGCGGAGATCACGGCGGAGCGCGTTGCTTGAGCCTCGGCCGTGCAGAGACGACCGCCCGCGTGAACGCGGTCTACAAGATGATCCTGGCTGGCCTGCGTCGTCCGGAGATCATCAGGCTCTGCGTCGAGAAGCATGGCTGGAACGTGAAGGCCCGTGCCATCGACAACTACATCGCCAAGGCAAAGCAGCGCTTCGAGGAAGAGGCCCGGGTGCAGCGTGGGGCCGAACTCGGCAAGGCGATCGCGCGCCTCGACACCCTCTACGCCAAGGCGGACGCCCGTAAGGACCACCGCGGCGCCCTGATGGTCGAGCGAGAGCGCATCGAGCTGCTGGGTCTGCAGGAGCCGAAGCGCAACGAGATCAGCGGTCCGGGCGGCGGTCCGATCGTGACGCGCCAGCAGCCGGCCGACCTGAGCGCGCTCACCGATGAGGAGCTGGCCCAGCTTGACAGCATCCGCGCGAAGCTCGACGGAGATCCCGCTCCGGACTGACATCGAGTGGGAGAAGGGGCGCCGTAACGCGCGGCTCTTCGTCTCCAGCTGCCTCATCATCCAGAAGGAGGGCGAGTCAGAGACGGGGCTCATCCCCTTCGACCTCTGGCCCGAGCAGGTCGCGGCTCTCCTCGTCATCCTCGCCGAGCGCTACCTCGTACTGCCCAAGGGGCGCCAGATCGGCATCACTTGGCTGATCCTGGCTGCGATGGCTTTCTGGGGTACCTTCTGGAGCAACCGCCTCTTCAACATCGCTCGCCAGAGCGAGGAGTACGCCGAAGAAGCGATCCGGCGCCTGCTCATCCTCTGGGGCTACGACCCCGACACCGACCCGCCCAACATGCAGGTGCTGCCTGAATCGCCCCCAGCCATGGCTGCCTGGCGACCGGAGATCGTCTCGAAGACGAAGCGCAGTCTGACTCTGGGCAACGGAAGCCGGTACAAGGCGCTCACCGCCAGTCAATCGATCGCCCGAGGAGACGCGACCTACTGCACGCTCTGCGACGAGTTCGCCTTCTGGCCGTGGCCTGACAAGCAGCTCGCTGCCCTCGAGCAAGGCGCCCATCGTGTCTACGTGCCGAGCACAGGCGAAGGTGAAGACGACGCCTTCCATCGTCTCTATCTGGCAGCCGTGCGGGCTCAGGGCAAATGGCGGGCGCACTTCACGAGCGCCTCTGCCGATCCGCGTCGAGACGCCGAGTGGTTCCGGCAGAACGTGGACGAGGCGGCTTCCCCAGACCTTGCCCGCCGCGAGCTGGCCCGTTGCGTGGAGGACGTGTTCCGGCCCGCCAGCGGCAACTACTTCAAGCGCTTCACGCGCGAAGGCAACGTGCGCGAGTTCACGATCACGCGGAGCTGGCCGTCGAGCTACGGTGTCGACTTCGGTTTCGTGCGCCCGTTCTGCCTGCTGATCCAGATGTCGCCGACCGGGCAGCCCTTCGTCTTCGGCGAGTACGCACCGGAGGAGGTGCCCTCGCCGGAGTTCGCCCAGGGCATCCTGCGCTACCAGCAGGAGCTGTTCGCCTCACAGGGCGTCGAGATGGCGCTGCCGATGGGACCGATGTACTCGGACCCGGCCGGCAAGGCACGCAACACGCAGACCTCGAAGAGCGAGTTCGATGTGATGGTGGCGGCCGGCTTTCGTCCCTTCGGTGTCCCCTCTAGCGTGCGCGACGGCTGCGATCTGATGATCAACTCGGTCGCACATGCCGACATCCCGCTGATCGTCCACCCGCGCTGCGTGAAGCTCATCCGCGCCATGACGCAGATGCCGCCGGACAAGAACCAGCCGGACGTCTACCTGCAGAAGCACCCCGTCTTCTCCCACCCGCTGGACGCGCTGCGCTACTGGTTCGTGAACAACCGTGGACCCCGTGGCGAGTTCGTGCTGCCGCCGCGGCAACGCCAGAGCCCGCTGTCGCGGACCTTCTAGTGAAATGCACCTGAGCGCCTGGTGAGGCTCCCTCAGAGTGGTGCTCGTGAAGTGGCCCCGCATCACCCTCGCCGAGTCGAAGCGTTCGCGTCCCGATCTCACCGAACGGGGCGACAACGACGTCTCCTGCAGCTCCAGTCGCAAGCTCGCCGAGCAACGCCTCCGCGAGCTCGACCACAACTACGAGTGGCGCGGCTCCAACAAGTGGCGCATCTGTGACCGCATGCGCAAGAGCGACCCGAAGATCGCCGGCCTGCGCTCCGCTCAGACGCTGCCGCTGCTGCGCACCGAGGCGCAGATCACCGGCTCGGAGGACGAGGAGAAGGTCGAGTTCGTGCGCAAGGCGCTGCTCGAGGACTTCCCTTGGCGCGCCTTCCTGCAGAGCGTCGCCACCTACGTCGACTACGGCTTCGCGGCCTTCGCCGTGAACTGGCGCATCGATGGCGACGAAAGCGCGCGCATCGACGAGCTGCGTTACCTGCCGCCCTCGTCCATCCGCACCGAGAACATCCACGTGAGCCGCGGCTCCATCTCCCGCATCGTGCAGACGCCGATCACCGGTGCTGAGCAGGAGGTGCCGGGTGAGTACCTGCTGTGGTTCGCACACGCCAAGGAGGGTGACAACTTCACCGGGCGCCCGATCCTGCGCGCGATGCACAAGCCGTGGTTCACGAAGGAGCGCCTCGAGGTCCTGCTGCCGGTCCTGGTCGAGAAGATGGGCGGCGTTCCCGTGTTCACAGAGCAGGTTCCGCTGAGCACAGAGCAGCGCGCCGTCATCGACGAGATGGGCGAGAGCTTCGTGATCGGCGAGCGCCAGTACATCCGCAAGCCTTCCGACGTCGACTTCGAACTGGTCGAGAGCCATGTGGACGTGGCGGACATCCTCGAGGCGATCCGCTACTTCGACACCCAGCTGACCAACGTCTGCCAGGCGCAGTACCTCGACCTCGGCGTGAACCAGGCGGGCAGCCGCGCCTACGGCACGACGCTTGCCGACATGTTCTCCGACGCCGTGCAGGCGCAGGCCTCCTGCATCGAAGACGTGCTGAACGCCCGCAACGGTCTCATCCACCAACTCGTCGCCTACAACTTCCCAACCGACGACGACCTGCCGAAGCTGCGCTTCTCCAGCGTCCAGCACACCGACATCCAGGCGCTGGCCAAGGCGCTGCAGGCGCTTGGGCTGGCCGGGATGCCGTTCGACGAAGAGACCTGGGATTTCATCCGCTCCGAGATGAACCTGCCAGCCACGACGACGTCGCAGACGCAGATGCCGGGCGAGCCGGCCGCGCCGGCAGACAAGACGCCGGACGCGAAGGAAGCCCCGGACGAGACGGGCGCCCGCGCCAGCGATCCGTGTTGCTCAGGTCACGGGTTGCGGCTTGCGGAGCGCCGACCCCCGCGCGGCGTCGAATGCTACGTCGCCCTCGACGAGCTGTCGTCCCGGTTCGACAACGCCAAGACGGCGATCCGCGAGGCCACGCAGGCGACCCGCGACAAGCTCGTGGCAGAGCTTGCGTCTCGGGCAAGGGCCGCTGCAGAGAAGGGAGCCCTCGAGAAGTTCGCCGCCGGCGCGCCGCCGATGGTCGACAAGCTGGCCGCGGAGATTCGCGCGGTCCTCGAGGACTTCTACGTGGCTGGTCGCCGGCAGGTGGCCGACGAGTTGCAGCGCCAGCGAGAGGGGCAGCCGGTAGTCGAAGAGACCATCGGCGAGCGCCAGGGTGAGCGCGTCGCCATGGCCGACAAGCCACGCAAGCCGGGCTCCGCTATTCCGCCCGATGCGGCCGGCGCGATCCGGGCGCAGGCGGATGCGCAGGCCCGCACGATCGCGGAGGCGGCGAAGATCGCCACCGTGGTGCAGGCCGGCCGCATCGTCGCCAGGGTCCCTGTGACTGATGCCGTCTTCGAGGAGATGGTCAGGCGCGAGTCTGACGCGGTGGCGCTGCGAGTCTCGGCTGTCGTCACTGACCTCATGCAGATGGGCCGCGCGGATCAGGCTGCTGCGCAGGCCAGCGAGATCGCCGATGCCGTGTACTCGGCGATCCTCGACGGCAACGCCTGCGAAGTGTGCGAGCCCATGGACGGCGAGACCACGACCGACCTGGACGAGGCCGCCGACTGGGCGCCGAACCCGGGCTGCCTCGGCAGCAATTGGTGCAGGTGTGTGGTCATCTACGAGTATCGACAGGAGGCGTCATGACCGACTTCATGCAGCTCTGCGAGCTGTCGCTCGGCGAGGTCAACGCCGGCGACGTGATCCCCTTCCCGCTGTTCCCGATCGGCAACTGGAAGTCCGCCAAGTACCCGAGCCTGCCACTCACGCGCGAACTCGCCGACGAGCTGATCGCCAACTTCGAGACCGGCGTACTGGGCACCGAGCCAGTTCTCGATTCGTCCGGCAAGCACGACACGAGCGCGCCGGCGGCCGGCTGGTTCAAGCGTCTGCACGTCGAGCCCCTGCAGGGCGGCGGCGAGATGCTCTTCGGAGACTGCGAGCTGACGGACCTCGGCGCAGAAGCGCTCAGTGCCGGCCTCTACAAGTACGGCTCGCTGGAGATCGACAAGGTGGTCGACAACCGCAGCGGCGCGGAGACGCCCAACGTCTTCAAGTCCGCCACGCTCACCAACACCCCGGTGCTGCGCATCATGCCGGCGGTGCTCGACGCGGCCGAGCACATCGCTGTGGCGCTCTCTGAGATCACAGCCGCTGAGGAAGACCCCATGGCGTCCCTGCTCGCCGACCTCGAGGCCGTCATCAGCAAGGCTGACGAGACGCTGCGCGGCAAGCCTGGCGTGCGCGCCATCCGCACCTACCTGCGTGAGGCTCGCAGCAAGGCCAGCGCACACCAACTCGCTGAGGACGCCTCCTACCAGAAGCTGCGTGAGGCGCTTGAGGCCACTCTCGGACGTGATCGCTGGGTCGTCGACTTCGGCGACGACTGGGTCATCTACGAGAACTCCGGTATCGCCGAGGTGGGAGCCGCCGGCGACTACCGCATCAACCGCGCACCGTACGAGCGCACTGAGACAGGCATCACCCTCGGCCAGCCGGTCGAGGTCAAGCGGGAGACGTCCTACGTCCCCGCAGACAGCAGCCCCGCCGGGGCGCAACCCGCCAGTTCCACGGCCCTTTCGCCAGACGCGAAGGCCGCAGGAGGGCACGGCGCCCGCCTCGATGAGGGCGACGCTGCGAAGAGAGGAAGTGACTACTCCATGAACCCCAAGACCTTGAAGACCCTGAAGCTCTCCGAGGACGCCGACGACGCCGCGATCGATGCGGCCGTCATGGCCCTGGCCGAGGAGCGCGACGCGGCCGTGAGCAAGTCGACGGATGCGGAGACCAAGCTGGCCGAGGTCACGAAGGCGGCTCGCGACAAGAATGTCGAACTCGTGCTCTCCGAACTGATCAAGGGCGGCCACGTCGCACCGGGCCAGAAGAGCACGTGGCTCGCGCTCGCCGAAGCTGCACCCGAGCAGTTCGACGCCATGGCGGAGACTGCGAAGCAGCACAAGGTGATCGACCTCGGCGAGCACGGCGCCTCGGGTGGCAACGAGGGCAGCGCCTACGCGAACCCCTCCGTCGAGTTGGCCGAGAAGTCCAAGGCCCGCGCCGCCAAGGGCGGCACCAGCTACGCCGAGGCGGAGAGACTCGAGCTCTCCGAGAACTCCGACCTCGCCATGCGCTACAGAGAGTGGCGCATGAATCCCAGAAAGGAGGCCTGACGTGGGCACCGTGCTCCCCAGGGGCCCGTTCCGTGACGAGACATTCGTCGCGGCCGAGGACCTCTCAGAGCTTCAGTACCACCAGGTCGATCTGACCACAGCGACCACCGTCTCGGCGTCCAACGCGAACGACAAGAGCATCGGCGTACTGCAGAACGCCCCCGCCTCGGGCCAGCAGGCTGTGGTCCGCACCAAGGGCCAGTCCTACTGCATGGTGGACGGAGCGACCGACATCGCCGTTTCTGACGGCATCGACGCCGACGCCAGCGCTCACGGCGTCAAGCAGGAGACCGACAAGGGCTGGATCGTCGGCTTCGCCCGAGAGGCCTACACCTCGGCAACCCCCGGACTCATCGTCGTGGACATCAATCCGCAGACGCTGAGCGTCTGAGAAAGGACGGTGACTTGAGATGGGAAGCACGCAGCACGCCAACCTGCACATCGACGCCGCCCTGACGCAGTGGGCGCAGGAGTACGCAGGCCAGGAAGACATCTACATCGGCGAGAAGCTCGCGCCCGTCATCCCGGTCCAGAAGCGCAGCGACAAGTACTGGATCCACGGTGCCGAGAAGTTCGAGCTGGTCGAAACGGCCCGCGCTCCCGGTACTGAGTACGGCGAGGTCAAGTGGGCGAAGTCCTCGGACTCGTTCTTCTGCGAGGGCCATGGTCTCATGGCTCGGGTTCCCGACGAGGACATGAGCAACGCAGACCCTGAGGTCGACCCGGCCAAGGATGCGATCTCCGTTCCACTCGCGGACATGAAGCTCGTCGGCGAGAAGGCCGTTGCCGATCTCGCGTTCAGCACGTCAGAGTTCACTCAGACCTCTGCGCTCGCCGCAGCCGACCGATGGGACGTCGACACTGCTGACATCGTCGACCAGGTTGACGACGCGAAGGCTACGGTGCGCGGCAAGATCGGTCGTGAGCCCAACGTGATGGCCGTCGGCTACGACGTGTTCCGCGAGATGCGCAAGCGCGACTCGTTGCGCAAGATCATCTTCGGCCTCAACGCCAAGGAAGGTCTCCCGACGGAAGCGCAGATCGCTGAGGCGCTCGGCCTCGACGCACTGCTCGTTGGCCGCGCCGTGTACAGCTCGGCGGCCAACACGTTCACGAACATCTGGGGCAAGTTCGCCTTCATCGCGTACATCGACCCGAACGCGACGGCGCGCTCCATCTGTCCGCTCAAGACGTTCTCCTGGACGGCTGAGGGTCCGCGCTACGCGACCCGCGGCCCGGTCTGGGACGACGACACGAAGTCCTGGAAGTACTACGTGGACGACTACCGCGACGAGAAGAAGATCAGCCTCTACGCGGCCTACCTGTACAGCACGGTTGTGGGCTGACCGACGATCCTCCGAATGGCGGGCGGCTGCGCGCCCGGGCCGCCCGCCATTTGACGAGACGGAAGGAGAGCAGCAATGCTCAGATGGGACAGACTGCAGGGCGCCGAGATCGTCGTCGCCGCGACCGGCTCCGACTCGCGCGGGGACGGCTCGTGGCAGCTGCCGTTCCGCACTCTCACCAAGGCGTTCGCTCACTGGAGCGCGACGCGACACACGATCATCGTCCTCCCCGGCGAGTACGCAGAGGCGGCGACCCTCACGTGGCCCAGCATCAGCGGCCTCTCACTGATCCCGCTCGGCAAGGTCACCATCAGCAACGCTGACGCCGCGACTCAGGTCATTCTCATCAGCCCGACCTACACAGCGTCCACGTTCGAGGCTACCTTGGGTCGGGTCCACATCGACGCCGACACGCAGATCGGCCTCGCGGTCCGCAACGCCAACATGACGAAGAAGCTGAACCTCTACTTGCCCGACGGCCTCGACGTCAGCATGGACACTAGCGGCGACTCTGTCGACATCGCCGGCACTGTCGCCGGACAGGCGATCCGCGTCTACGCCGACGGTCCCCTCAACCTTGAGGGGCTCTTCCACGCGACCTTCAACGATGCCGGTAGCCGCATCCGCGTGAACGGCGGCGGCGACATGCTGGGCGGCTTCACCGGAGCCGGAGCGGTCGCGGCGGAGTTGCTGCTCAAGGACGTCACCCTCTTGACCGGAGGACTCACGGTCGATGGCGCCTGGCGGCCGAACTACGTCGGCTGCGTCTACGCGACCGACGCCGACCCGCGCGTATACACCGAGTTCGCCAACACCTACGACACCTGAGAGGTGACGT